TTGACGCCGTCGATGTGCCTGATCGCGTCACCAATGGGGCAGTTATCGAGACCGTCGTCGACAATGATAATGCGGCATGTTTCTTTCTGTTCACAGATTGAAGAGACACAAGCTGCAAGGTTCGCGCTGTTGCGGCTGGGGATGATAACCGAGAAGCTCATCAGTTTACGATGATGACGATGCTCGTCGGCGAGTTCGGGCGCGGACCCACCGGCACTGTGACGCTTTGCGATGGCACCGACTCCCCGCACGCCGTAGCCGCCGGTAGAGAAGCCGAGCACGACGGCGCCACCGCCGTGACGTAGTATGTGTACGTCATGCCCACTTGTGCGCCCGAATCGTTGTAGGTTGGGGTTGTCACGGGCGTTGTGTTGAGCGCCGCGAACGGGCCGGTCGGAGCAGTGGCCCTGTAAACGTTGTAGCCGGTGACGCCCGGCGTGGCACTCGCGGACCAGGTGAGCTCGACAGGACGTGTTGGCGCTTGCGCGAATGCCGCGCTAGCCGCCAAGAGGAAGATTGCCAGTTTCATTTTTGATCGCCTCCAATCTGATTTTAAGCTTCCAGACCATTCCCCCGAACTGCGAATGTCCGCGCGTGATCGCGCTGATCGCCGTTCCTAAACTGTCGCAGCCTTCGACGCGGAACCGCGCCGTGATCCCGTAGGCTTCGTGAAACCGGCGCCACTCCGCGAAGTGGTCGCAGTAGTAGTACATGTCGTTCGGGGTCCAGAAGGTTTTGTGCGTCGGGTCCTGAAACGCGCCGCGGCCGTCGGTCGTCGGGATGAACAGATCGAGGATGCCGCCTGGGGTGAGCAGGCGGTGCATTTCGTTCATCACAGAGATTTTTGGCGCTGCGACCGGGAGCCCGCTCACCGAATCAAGCGGCCACAGATGCTCCAGAATATCGAGAGCACGGATTTCGTTGGCGCATGAGTCCGGGAGCGCCAGCGGCTCCTCAAGGTTAGCCAGCATGAATTTTCCGCGCCAGTTCTCTAGTTCGCCGTCCCACGTGTCGGCCTTTGGCGGTTGCCAAGAGTCGATGTTGAGGCAGTCGGGATGCAGGTTGTCGCTACAGCCGAGATTCAAGATCAAGTTCAGATGGCCTTTGCCCACTCGCTCATCCGCCATGGCTCCGTCTCCTTCCATTCGGTCAACTTCAACGGTCCGGCGTGCAGGAGCGTCGCACTCGCTGGATTGTTGAGCAACCACTCCAGGTCGCTCGGTGTCATCTCGCCACGTTGAGCGAGCTCCTGAACTTTCGGCATCTCGCTCAGTTGTGGATCGTCGCCTTGGCAGATGTGCCGATACCAGTCCTCGGCTTCATTCTTCCAGTCGATTGACGTGTAGCTGTCGAGTTTGCGCACGCGCTCAGCGCGATCGAGGTAGCCGTAGTGCTTCAACCGGACCGGGATGCACTTCGCACCGTGGATGCGCCGCTGAGGGACAGAGGAGCAATGCAGGTTCGGCTGGTCTGAGTTCACGTGCCGGCCGAATGGCGTGGACTTGAAGCGAAACTCTTCGGCGACTTTCAGATTATCCGGCTTCAACGGGTCCGGGATGAACGGACGAAATAGAGAGGGGCGCCAGAAATCGGAATAGATCCGGTCAGAGCGGACGTGCTGCTCATCATTCCAAAAAAACTCTATCTTGAGGCGATACGAGTTAGCAATCGGAAACGGAGATGATCTCCGCACAACCTCGCGGATGAGTTGGGGTCCATCAGCCTCCAGCACTTCGTCGCCGTCGATGCACAGTATCCACTCCGGTTCGCAATCCTTGAGGATTTGATCGTACAGCCAGTTCTTGTCGCGGGCTTCGTTCAGGCCGATGAAGGGCGACGGCAATAGGAACGTTTCGTATTCGTGCTCACCGACCCAGCCAATCTTGAACTGGTTGACGATCAAAGGTGTTCCGTCGGTAGAGTGATCGTCCATCACGTAGATGCGGTCGCACAACGGGCGGATGGATTCGAGGACTTGCGCGATGTAGCGGCGTTCATTTTGGACGCGAAGCATGGCCGCGAATTTGATCTTCAGGCGCGTGAAGCCCAGACAGGAGTGCTCGCCGCGCGGGCGTCCGCAAGAGGCGCAAAGCCAATCGGCGGGCGTGGCTGGTGCGATGTAATCAGTCATTGGGTTTTTTCGTCGGACGAGTTCTCTGGCCAGCACCTCGAGAACATATTCTCGTGCCACTTCGTTAGGGTTGTCCTTGTGCTCTTTAATCTCTTTAATGCGCCTACGAATCTCATCCGTCGTAGCAGTCTTGCACCAATCTTCCGGGAAACTAGATTGCGCGGCCACGGTAGCACTCCGTTGGTTTCAGAATTTCGATTGCGTCCATCGGTCCGGCTGAGGTTTGCACCACGCGCGGGTCCCGGTTCATTGGGAACTGCGCGAGCGTCCAGCGCTCCAGGTATAGCGCGCACGGCGGCCAGTCGGTGTACCGTAGCGCCCGCGGGTCGTAGCGGTCCATCGCGTACTCAAGCTCCTCTCCACAGAAATATCGATTCCATTTATTCATCCAACGCACGACGCCGTCATGGATGCGGCCGCCGGGCTTGTGGTTGTCGGGATTCTCGGCGGTCGAATTGGCTTCGTGCCACACGTCCACGTCGGGACAGCAGGCGATCCTGAAGCCCGCGAGCCTGAGGCGGATCATGAAATCAACCTCCTCATGGTGGCCGATCTGGCTGTCGAAGGGGTAGGTCTTATCGAAAGTCTGATGAATACGGCGGTGCCAGTGATCTGAGTCGCTCAACTTGCGCCGAAACGGCTCATCATGTCGCAACATCCAGAAGTATCCGGCGTTCCACAGGCATTCGCGATATTCGCCGTTGTGGAATCCGTAATGGCCCGCGCCGGGGAACACTTGAGCGACCTTCGGGAATTTATCGAGCACTTCAGAAAACTTCTGGTCCCAGCGCGTGCGGATCTCGATGTCGTTGTCGCAGTACACGAAGCGGTCGCTGGTGCTCATCGCAATCAGGCCATTCACCGCGCCAGCATAGCCTAGATTTTCTGAAATGACGTGTTGCTTCGTCTGGTCTTGGACCGTCTTGATGCACTCGTAGTCTCCCGGAGACTGGTTGTGCCAGATCAGGATACGGAAGTCCTCCACCGTCGTTTTGTGAATCGAATCGATCACGCGCTTGAGGCGCTCAGCTGATTTGTAGGAGCAGATGCCGATGTCGATCATTCCGGCCTCTTGTACCAGTTGCTCGACTCCTGGACGAACCCAACCTTAGCGAGCAGCGGGTCCCAGTCGGTTACGAAGCGGTCATTGACGGCCAAGTGCATCGGCATCGCGCCGTCCGGTCCGCTTCCGATCCCAAAAGCGTTCTGCGCGCAGAACAGTCCGCCAGGCTTGAGCGCGGCGAAGATCGCCCGGACCCACTCTTCGACGTTCGGAACGTGCTCCAAAAAGTCGAGAGCCGTGATCGCGTCGAACTGATAGCCAATTAAAAGGCGCGGCGTGAAATCATTAAGTAAGATATAATCTCCGTCCCACATGTCTTCGCCGAACCGCATACAATGGCGCGCGCGAGCGAACTCGGCGGTTCTACTGTGCCTGAGGTCGCTGTACAGCGGTTCCAATCCAGCTTCTTTCATTTTTAGGCTCAGCGTCCCGATACCGTCGCCAAGGTTGAGAACATGCGAGGTGGCCGCCGCGGCTTTCAGTCGCTCAATGATCCCGTCGCATTTACCTTCGTAGTTGAAGCCCGGACCGGCATGGTACGCGGCCAACTCCCAGATGTAGCTTTGAGTGCCGAGGTACCAGTCGAGCAACTCTTCCTCTGTGTTGATCGTGGCTGCCCGGAAATCTTCGCTCACCAACTGGTGGAGATCTGGAAACCTGCCACTGATTTGCATCACCGCCGCCGCGGGATAGATATTAAAAAAAGCCGCGAGCTCGTTCGCAACACGTTCCAGTTCGCTCATCCGCATCTCTTGGCGCAGTCGGTCTAGGCCATGCTCCAGCGGCGTCAGCCGCATTCCAAACGGTTCACTGAAAGCATAAGTCGTGTCGCACGGCCGCTCGGCTGGCGCTAACGGTCGATAGTCGGCAGCCGGCACAGGGTGGAAGTCGGCATCAGAATTGACGAGTTTCGCTACATCGTAGCGATTCAGGCGCTCTGGCAGACCGATCAAAGCTACCTCGCCCGGCATCGTCTCCACAGCCCGCCAGATCACCCGAGCCACATCCCAAGCGAACGACACACTGAAGTAGCGGTCGAACACCTGAGGCAAAACCGGTTTTTCGCGCAAGAACATCTCAGCCGGATTGGTGCGTCCTAAGCCCTGAAAGGGTCGAATCCCAAGTACGAAGGTTGGGCGCAAGATCGTCCGGTTTTTGGTCGCGTCGACCAACCCGTACTCTCCAAACTGTTTTTGCCGGCCGTAGGCGTTTGTGGGTTCTCCAAAGGCGTCGCCTACCTTGTACGGCGGCCTCAGGCCATCGTAGACCGCTTGCGTTGACACGTGGACTACGTGCGCGTCGTTTGCCTCAGCCCAGCGTCCCAGTTCGTACGGAAACCTGGTGTTGATCCACTCGTAGGATGCCGGGTCGGCCTCGACGATATCGACTCGCGCTTCACCAGCCAGATTGACGATGACCGTCGGGCGTTCGTCATCAAGCCAGCGTTTCGCAACCGGCCAGTCTTCAAGATCCAGGCCAATGCCGAGACTGCCGACACCGTGTCGGCAAACCCACAGCGGCTCGATGCCCGGCGGGACGGAGATCATCATGTGCTGGCCGATGATGCCGGTACAACCGAGGACCGCGACTTTCATTCTCCGGCCTCGCTGAGTTCGATCTGGATTTCTTCGTTTGCGAGCGTCACGACCAGTGTTCCAGGCGCCCGGCCAAGTTTACGGATGTAGCGCCCGACCAAGCCGGGAGTATGTAGCTGATCGGAGTGCAGCGTAAACCGCAGTTCACGGCCCGTCAGTTCACCGCCTTTGTCTTTGAGCGGGACGAGGTTAAAGCCGTCAACCGACTGCGCCTTAAACACTTCCTTATGTGCGTCCATGTCTCCGTTTTTGGCTATCGGCATCAGTGGTGTCAGGGTGGCTTCCGAAACGGCGAGAGTCCCGAAAAGATCTACCGCCCCAAAATGGTCCGGGCACTGTTCCCATTGCATTTCGTCCCTGATAGCTTCGGTCCAGGAACCAGAGAACTCGACACGGGCCTCGCGTTTGTCGCCGTTCGTCACCGAAGCTGACCGGATAAACACATTTTCGATCACGAGTTCTGTTGTTGGCGATTTCTTTTTCACGTACTGACTCCTTTGATGTGATCGCTACGCAGCAACCAAACTAGAATTCTGACGAAGGTTCTCGCGTCACAGGCTCCGCCGCGCTCGAATCGTGATAGATTGGATGACGGAACACCGATGAGCTTGGCGGCTCCCCTGACATCCAGATCCGAGCGCAACCGCCACGCTCTGAGCACTTCCCCTAACTTCACACCGGACATTGTTCCATATAAGGAACAGAATGTCAACCGAGAAGTGTTTTAGGATGGCATAAGCCGATGCCAGAGCTTTACGAAACTTTAACCCCCGCCCAGCGAAAATTTCTTCGCTGCCTGGAGGCGAGTGGCAGTATCACCAAAGCGGCCCGCTGGGCGCGTATCCACAAGCAGAATCACTGGTTATGGATGCACCAGGAAGGATCTGGCTATCCGGCGGCCTATGAGGCTGCACGCGAGCGAGGAATTCACCAACTGGAGGATGAAGCCGTGCGGCGCGCTTACGATGGCATTCGTAAGGCTGTGAGATACAAAGGTAAGATCGTGGGCTACGATACCGAGTACGACAGCACGCTGCTACTCGCCTGCCTTCGCGCCCGGCATCCGAAATTTCAGCCGCAATCGACACAGCCCCCCGCAGGCGCTGGCGGTAAAGACTTCACCTTCGAGACTGTGCGCCGCGCCTTGATGGAAGTAACTGATGCCGACGGAAACGACCTGCCGTGAGTATAGGCCCGGTCACCTACCAGCGCATGTGCCTTGGCCGTCACCTCTACGGCAATCAGGACGCGCTGTGCCGTGCCATCGTTGAGCATCAATCGGTATCGGTCGCGGGCTGCCACGCGAGCGGCAAGACCTTCACGATTTCTGGGATTGTGCCTTGGTGGCTCACCCGCTACCAGGACGGGATGGTGCTCACGGTCGCGCCGACGCTACGCCAAGTCAAAACCATGTGGCGCGAAATTTCCATGGCCTGCGTCAACGCGAGCTATCCACTACCGGAGCCGCAGACCACAGGCATTCAAATCACGCGCGACAACTACGCGCAAGGCTTCTCGGCTTCAAAGGGCGTCAACGCTCAGGGGTTCCACGGCAAGCGCGGGCTGTTGTGGGTCGATGAAGCTATAGGGATTCAGGCCGAAGTGTGGGACGCGATTGATGGCATCCTCGCCGGCGGCGATTGGCGGCTCGTCAAGACGTTCAATCCAACAATCCCATCGGGGCCGTGCTTCGACGACTTCGGAAAGAAGAAACTGCTCACCGAGGGCATTCGAATCAGCGCGTTCGACACTCCGAACTTCGAAGGACTGACCATCGAGCGAATCCTTGAGATGGACGACGAAGCATTGCGGGCGCACGTTAAATTCCCAGGCTTGGTGCGCCCGGCGTGGGTCAAGGGGATGTATCAGAAGTGGGGTCCGAGCTCGCCGAATTACCAGAGCCGTGTGCTGGCGCAGTTCCCGGCTCAGTCCCGTTACTCCGTGTTTCCGGCTGAGTCCGTGCAGCGGGCTGCACGTCCGCTCACCGAAGCCCACCGAGCGCAACTAAACCAGAATTTCTCTGGCGAGATCCAGGTCGGGATCGACGTAGCGGGCGCCGGTGACGACGAAACGGCCACATGCGCCCGCACCGGGAACGTCGTTATCGCTCAAGACGCTTGGCCGGACGCGGACGCCCGCGGGGCTGTGGCGGTGTTTCTTGGCAGGCTGAAAGTGCGGTTCCCGTCCGCGCGCATCGTCGCAGTGGTCGACATGGTCGGCATCGGCTACCACTTCGGCCTGTGGCTTGCGTCTCAGGGGTTCGATGTGCGCGGCTTTATCGCTAATGCGAAGCCGCTCGACCAGGCGAGCTTTCACGACTGCAAAGCCGAAGCCTATTGGACGCTGGGCGAGTGGATGCGGCGTGGAATTTACGGAGCGCTGGACGACGAGACTCAGTCGCAGCTGATCGGGATTCAGTACCGCCCGATGCCTACTGGCGAAATCAGAATCGAGGAGAAGGACGAAATGCGGAAGCGGGGACTAGGTTCGCCGGACCGAGCAGAGGCTTTGGTGATGGCCTACTGCCTACTTGTGCCGCTACGCCAGCAGGTGACCTATCGGGAACCGCCGTCTAGGACGATGTAGCCAACGGACGCCGCAACGCTCGACGCAACGTAGGACGCAACTCTAGTACCTTGCCCGCAACTGCGGGTATTGACTTGGTGAGAATCGTAGAGCAGCATTGAAACATGCGTGTACGGCATTCGGCTAGCTGGTCCAAGCGGACGCGCGGACTGCTTTTAGTGGCGACAGCTAGCCGGACACATAAAGGAAATGGAGAGATTTCAGAAATGGAAAACAGTTTGATCCGGCAGGGTGACGTGATGTTTGTCAAGATCTCGAGATTGCCAGAGGGGGCAAGAACGAAGCGGGCTAACGGAACGGTGGCTTACGGTGAGGCTACGGGGCATCACCATTCTATACTCGCTGAGGATCTTGAGAAGGCCGAAGTTCTGGAGATTGGTGATGGCCTCTTTGTGTCAGTGTCGGCCTCAGGTGTGCATCTTGGAGCCATGTTCACGCATCAAGAACACGGTCCGGTTACTCTCGGTCCAGGTTTTTACCGAGTGGTCATTCAGCGTGAATACTCTCCAACCGCAATCCGCAATGTGATTGATTGATGAAGATGAAGAAGTATCTTCTAACTGAAGAACATCGGGCGCAGTTGAAGCCGTGGGCTGACAAATGGATCGCCAACGCTATGAAAACAGCGCCGATGGACGAGACAGACAAAGACGTTATGCGGGCTGCTGTCAAGGGGCTGTATGAATCTGCTGGTCTGAGAGCTCCTGATCGTATCGTATTTGTGCCGAGTCCGTTTGTGCTGAAATTCGCCGGGGGTTTTGCGGCTTTTATCTGGCATTTACGGAAACACGCAACGCTCGACGCAACGTACGACGCAACGCTCGCCGCAACGTACGACGCAACGGAAGCCGCAACGCTCGCCGCAACGCGCGACGCAACGCTCGACGCAACGCGCGCCGCAACGCACGACGCAACGCGCGCC